AAAAAATGGAAAAAACCAATTCGGGTAAGGAATATCTTTAAAAGAGGGTAAGTGCGGTTTTCCGTGGTATATACTTCTCTCTCTGCCGTTTACAAGAGCCAGTTTGTACTTCCCTAGACCGCGGTTAAGCGCACTTACCCTCTTTTAAAGATATTCCTTACCCGAATTGGTTTTTTCCATTTTTTAGGCTCGCTGCTTATACAGGTATGCGCCCTGGAGACTTATACAACTTGTATTGGCATCAAATAAACTTAGACTTTAAAAGGCTCGTTAAAGTGCCAAACAAGACAAGACATCATAAGAACCCTGCAAAAATAGACTTACCTTTAAATGACTACATAGTAAACGTAATGCGCCAATGGAAGGAGCAATTAGGGGCCCCCTCTGAAAACACTTTAGTTTTTCCCTCACCAAAAACGGGGAGAGAGCTTTCAAAAGATGCTCACAAAAAGCATTGGCGCAATGTTCTAAAGCATGCAGAGATCACAGAGCAGCTAGACTTTTACTCATTGAGGCACCATTACATTAGTAAGCTGGTTGCGTCAGGTACTCCCCTTTTTTCAGTTGCGCGGTTGGCTGGCCATAAATCGGTTAAGATGATTGAGGAACATTATGGACACCTTTCCCCACATCAAGCAGCTGAAGCACTTGCAAAGATTTCAGACGATTTCAGCACGGGAGTATAGGCGGTGACCCATAAACTTAAGGAAATGTTGAAAAACGGCATTGACCACCCAATAGTCGATGAGTTCTTGTCTCTTGCGATATCAGATGCTCTCATCCAGTTTGAGATACACCCAGAGGAAAAGTCTTTCACAGAATTAAGCGCAGAATTGGAAAGTTTGAACAATTTACTTACTAAAACCGCAACTGCGTTAAATAACCTAAGTTCTGACGCCTACAATTGGGGAGCCCCGGACCTTTACGCGAGAATGGATGACTTATATTCGGAAAGGTTAGGCTCTAGGTTTGGTGGTAAAGATACCCGAAAAGCCTGCGATGAATTTTTTATACACTTACAGGTTCACGGCCCGAAGCTTCTTAGCTTTGTACTCGATAGCTGTAAAACTGTAATTGAAGATAATATAAAGACTGGCGATATAGCCAAGCTTAAAGGGGTAAATATTGAAACTAAGAAAATCAGGCAACTAGTCGCTAGATTCGCGGGCATCTACAATACACTAGGCGGAAAAGACTCTTATTCGGAAACATCTAAGTTTGTTTTGATAATTGAGGAATTATTCGCGTACCTAGGCATAGATAAAGATCCTAGCGCCACAATAAAAAGAGCCAAAGAGCAGGCTTATTACGAACGGTTAAAAAATTATATATCAGGCCACCCTTCTTACGAGTTGTATGAATACTATTTCAACAACCACCCTGACTTTAAGAACAAACTTTCTGAGAATAAATAATTTTTGTCCCTCTTTTAACTTCACTCACTAGTTAAGAATTGCAACTGTCGTCACAAAGTAACCACCAAGGAAAACGAAATGACAGTTGCAAACCACGAAGTAAACGTTAAGCCAATATTAAAAAGTAAAGAATTTGCCAACCTTATCGGTATTCATGAAGACAATGTAAGGAAGTCTCGAACGACAGGCTACCTTCTTGGCCGTAAAGCCCCCGCCCACTTAAAACTCGGCAGAACAGTTAGATACAAGCGAGAAGACATTTTAGCTTGGATAGATGAGGCTAGAGTCGAGGTGGCAGCATGATAGGCAAACTACCAAAACCACTTTTAAAAGCTCAGGCACTTAAGCTTGTAATTGATATGGCTAATAAGCACAAAGCCGGGCAAGAAATAGAACTTAATCATTTTTTCGGGGCAATGATGCTCTATGCCAGTAGCGCCACCGAAGAAGATTTAAACAGGTTGTTACGAATAAATATGGCTGAAGTTTTAAAGCATCGCCGCCCAGTTCGAAAGTTTGACGCGTGAGGATCTCAAAATGAACAGGCAAAAAAAAGCTGCCACCAAGGACAGCTTAATTAAGACTTCAACCAATGATAACTCTGCCAATTCCAGTAATGAGGAAAATAGACGGCTTTACAGTTCTGATACTACTGAAAAACGGCCCCCTTACAAGATTGAAATGGCTCTTTTCTCGATTCTTCACAACGGACCACGAGGAATTACACAGCCCGAAGCGTTTACTAGTTATCGAGAGTCATGTTTACACACCACGATAAGTTCTCTTAAGCATGAGAAAGGAATTAGCTTTGTTTCTCAGCCTGACTTTAACACGGTGGCTTACTTTAACCAGAATCCATTTAGCCGATATTGGCTAGCCAGTGATAAGGACAGGGTTAAGGCTCAAAGGCTTTTGAATGCTTATCGGTCGAATCGCGGACTTCCTAAAGTCAATTTCGAAGCCTGGCACAACCCAGATGAGAAAGCAGCGTAACCCTTCGGGGTTACCTGTTTTAGGGTAATTATTTACCCGTTACGGGGTAAAAATAGGGGGTATTGTGCCTAGAGATAAAATGTCCACGGTCTGCCCGGAGAAAATTTTTCTGTGTAACCAGGTAATCGAGTTAAATGGCCTCTTAGATGCCGCTATTGTAGGCGATCTATTCTATTGGTTAGCCAAAGGTGAGCAACCATGGCGAAAAGCTGAAGACTACGCAGAGATGTTTAAAGTAGACGCTAAAACTATATTACGCCACTTCGACAGACTCACGGACGAGCTGAAGTATCTAAGCAGAAAAAGAACCCGGTTAAATAATGGTAAGTATGGGGCTTACAGGTTTTCAGATAATCAAACCAAAAGTTCAAAAGCCTTATTGTCTATTTATAAAGGGATCTTGCAAAATTCTGATATAGCGAATGACTTTGGCGAGTTTAATCAAGAAGAACCTGAATACAAAGAGGTGCCAAGTATTCAGCTTTTACATATAGGTTCGATTGAAGATCTGAAGTGCTACAAATCCTCTTACCTGTTGGGGCGCTTGTGTTGGGCCGAGGTGGCGAGAGGTCAGGAAGAACTGTTCTTCGCTAGCAAGTCGCATTTTGCAAGCTGGTCCGGTCTGCAGCGAAAAACCGCAATCAGGGTGCTGGATAAGCTGAAATTAAAAGGGGTTATTGATTACGATTGTTCGGAAGAGTTATTAGTAGTAAGAACGCATAGATGCAGCTTACATGACTTTTTCACCTCTTACATGGATGAAAAGCAGGAAGTCCGCAAAGAAAACCTAATAAGCTTTGCAGCATAGACAAAACGCCGAGCAATTAACCACTGGTCAAAATGTCCTTTGGTGTTGGTCAAAATGTTCTATGGCGCTGGTCAAAATGTTCTATGGCGCTGGTCAAAATGTCCTATAGAACAGTTTCTTTGTAATAGTTTCTTTGTAAGAGTTTCCTAGTAATAGCTGGCCGACTTTTTTCAAAAGTTCGGCGCAACTAAAAATAACTTACATGCAACTAGCTGGTGGGTTTGTGCTGAAGCTTTAGTTCGCAAGCATCTTTTACCCACTCAGAGAAAGCCTGGTTAGTTTTGGCCCTGTCTTCATCAATCTTGGATAGAAGATCATCTTCAAAACGAATTTGCTTTCTTGTTGAACCTAAGCGTTCAAAACTTTTTTTGTTTTTATCTTGCATTGGTACGTACCACTTTGCTATATTTATCTGGTACGTACCACTATACATTAACGAGTTGTCCCTAACAACGGAGAAATACCATGAGCTACATCCAAGATAATATCCAAATGATTTGTGACAATGCCGTAAGGATAAGAGACACACAACCGTTACATAAGGTTGAGCCAATAGCCAAGTATTATGGCCGAGCTTTTCACGATGCAATTACACTGCTAACACAGCTAGCTTTTGCTGATAGCGCAGGCGATCGAATAAATGAAGTGTTCGCGCCTGGCGAAATAGCGCGAGAAGCAACAGCGGCGATTCAACTAATCAACGATTATCAGCACCTCGCCCTACAAATCGATTCGAACATAGCGACGAAAACAAACGAATGAGGAACAACCCCATGACAACATCAATGAGCCATGTAGATAAAATTGAAATTGCTGAAGCGTTCGCCAAAGTAGAGGAACTAAGCAAGGCTTGCCAAAATCACTTGTTTGAAAATGCCGTAGACCTCGGAAAGCATGAACTAGTCATTCACGCACTGTTAAATGGTATTCAAGAGGCCTGCAGCGATTGGACCACACCTTTGCAAAGTGAAAGCGATAAAGCGGCATCAATTCAACACTTGAATACAGTAAAGAATACACAATTTAGTTAAAAAACGAATTTCGCTGGTGGTAATGACCAAAAATTTAAGTGCCATATTTTCACAGTTAAACAAATGGTTAGCGTGATTTATGGCTTTTTCCACAAGGAACACCCACCAGCAAAATCCCGAAATTAGGACTATACAGTCCTTAAATAAGGATTATCTATCTAGCCAGGCAGTAACCAAAACCACACCCCAGATCACACCAAACAGCCCAGCTTTAAAGGCTTTGCAAAAAGGCAGAACCACACCCCAAACCATACCCAAATTGCACTTCTTTCGATTTTACTCACACCAATTAGTTAACTTTAGTTATCTAATTAGTTAATTTCGACTGCTTTTAAGTCGTATTCGACTGGTGACCAATCGAGCGACCAACCACAAAGCGCGTTCTAGTTGCCCTACAGGGCAATCATGACCAATCGCGTGACCAATCAAATGCTAAAGAAATTTAGTCTTTTCACAACCCACCCACAAAGCAGCCTATAACTGTTTATTCGTACAGCGGTTAATATGGTGAATATATTAATTACATTCACTTAGTTATGAAGTTAACGGAACCGGTACTAGATAAAAAACAGTTTTTAGAGATATGCGGCGTTAGCAATACCACGTTTAACAACTGGTGTTTACGGGGCCATGTACCGCTTAAGGAGCTTGGCTGCGTAAAAGTTAGCTTAACGCGTTACAAGTACACGTTTCTTGCAGCTGTTCACTGTGTATTGCTTTCGCATCATCGAGGCAGTGACAGAAAAACATACCTTCGATTATTGAAGAATTTCACTTTAGGCGTCGCTACAGACGGCTTTTTTTCACCAGACGCTACTGTTGCAATTCAGAACGGCGGCAAAGGGCCAGATTGCGGAATTTTTGACACATACGGAGACGCGCTTCATCACGGTGGCAATAGGTTTATTTATGTCGGGGCTGGTCAATTGCTAAACAAAGCCTCTGACCTTTTTGAAAAGATGCTCGAAGAGCAAAGCATTAAATTAGATGGTAGGTACTAGCAAATGAGTAAGATTAAACAGCTTGTAAAAAAGCAAGTAACGGAAAGCTTAGAAGTAAAATTCACGGCTGAGTCAAACAAGGCGACTTTTATTCAAGAGAGCCCTTCAGACATTAGCAGCGTTTGCCTTTTTCTCAACTCTAACGGTTCAAGGGTTAGCCTGGCGGGTTTGTTTGATACATATAGCGTAGACCATGGAGCGCGCCAAGTTTCATCGATAGAGCTATTAAAGGGTGAGCAATACAGTCTTGAAATCACTGCAACAAAAGAAAAGGCGCTGGCGAAGATTGGCGTATTTTGGGGAGAGTAGAATGAGTAATCAATTAGCCGTTCGATCTAATGCCGTAGCACAAGTAAAGCGCATAATTCGTGGTGACTCTAGCGAAGATATTTATGATATTGCGCGCGCTACGTTGCGAGAGTTCAGCATAGACCATCTTCACAATATTGAGTCAAAAATTGACAGAACGGATCAGCGCCGCGAAAGAATGACAAGCGAGCAGGCCCGAAGCGAAATAATGACAACGTTTTTGAACTTTGTAGACTTCCCCGAACTTTTCCGAGATGTAGCCTCTAGTGTGTTACTCGAAAAATGGGGCGGTATTCCTGGTACATGGGCAAATTGGGTTAGAGAAGATGAGCTTGATAACTTTCACTTTACTAACATAATTACTGCAGCGCTATTGCCAGAACCCAACAAAGTAAGCGAACGCGAAACTTACAGACGTTTTGACTCACTCTTTGGTGAAGTGGCTAACGCTTCACTTTCTACATATGGTGATATTCTAGCCATACCTAGACAAACGTTAATAAACGGTGCCCATGGCGCTTTTGACGCGATAGTCAAAACAGTAGCGCAAGCATACGAACGCCTAATAGGAACGAAGGTTTACTCAATACTGACAAGTAACCCGGTTGCTTTTGATGAGAAAGAATTATTCCACGCTGACCATAAAAATATCGTTAATAAAACCAGTGATTTTGCAAATGATTTGGCGGCGGCACTTGGCTTAATGTATGGGCAGAAAAACTACTTCCCTAATTTGCCTGGTGAGGCAAAGACGCAACTCGCGATCACTCAACCTCGCTTTGTGATTACATCGCCGGCACAGTCTATTGAAGCGGCCAAGGTCGTAGGTGAATACAACAAAGCGCTGTTGGATGAGCAAAAGCTTTCTGTAATCGTGGAGCCTCGCCTTGTTGATTTTGGCGGGTGGTTCCTATCTGCAGGAAAGGAGCAGAGCAGCATTTGTCTGTTTAAATTACGCGGCTCTAAAGCACCTTCTGTAATGACAAAGGAAATCAGCCGAACTGACGGGCTAGAAGTAAAGCACCAGTGGGATATTGATGTTGCCCCAGTTGATTATCGAGGTCTCGTTAGAGTTATGTAAGTTTATGGGGGCTAGATCTATAAAAGTAGGTTTTAACGTTGCCTATGCTCGTTTTTTCCTCATTAGAACGAGCGCCTTGTTTGAATTAGCCCCCCTTTTAAAGTGAAATCATATGTCGAAATATGAATTTGTAATATCAGCGCAGGATAAAACCGCGCAAGCCTTTTCTTCGATAAACTCAAAACTAGGCACAGTAACAAAACACGCAGCAGGTACCGCAGCTGCAGTTGCGGGAGTAACGGCGGCTTTTGGTGCGTTTATGGTGTCATCCGCTAAAAACGCCAAGGAATTAGAAGCCCAAGCGCGGCTTGCTGGATTGAACGTAGAAGAATTTCAATCGTTAAGCTATGCGTTTGAAATGTTTAATATCGAACAAGAAAAGTTCGCTGACATTTCAAAAGATGTTCAAGACAAGCTTGGTGATTTTATCGCTACCGGTGCAGGCCCGTTTAAAGACTTTTTTGAACAAGTGGCTCCACAGGTTGGATTGACCGCTGACGCTCTTAAAGATTTATCTAGCACTGATGTTCTAATAGCCGTTAAAAAGGCAATGGATGATGCGAACGTATCAGCCAAAGAGCAAGTGTTCTATATGGAAGCGATAGCCAACGATGCAACGCTGTTACTTCCAGCGCTGCAAAATAACGGCGCTGCTATTAAAGAATACTCTGATCAGTTCAACAACTTGAACCTAGCCATGAGCCAAGCAGAAGTTGAAAAAATGGCTGAACTGGCGAATGAGTTCAAGCGCATTGAGGTTACCGCTACAAGTATAGGTAACAAGATAGCTGCTAACTTCGCAGAGCCCTTAGCGGATTTGTTAGAAGTGTTAGAAGGCGGTTTTAATGAACACTTACTTCGTGGCGAAAAAGCTTTCAAAGGCATGGCCGCTGGGATGTTTGAATTAGCTGCCGCATCAACGACGCTTGCCCAATACAACCCGTTTGCTGTGTTCGTATCGGGTTTCTCGCAAGACGAATTTGACCAGCAATCAGCAAGTTTTAAAGGTAAGGCAAAAGCGCTATACGCTGATATTAATCAGATAGTCGATCAGCTTAGCGAGCTGGATAACCCGGACTTTGGATCGACTAACAATATCTTTGAAGGTATGGATGATATGTTCAACCTTGAAGGCGCTGTTACGAATATCGATATAACCCCCCTAAAAGAAGTAACAAAAGAAGTAGAAGCGGCTACCAAAGAGGTAGAAAGTTCGTTCTTAAACAGCCTTTCACTCATTGACGAAATAAACACAAGTGCTTTCACTTTTGATGAAGAAATGGCTGAAAACGCTGGTATGTTCTGGGAAAACTTTGAGGAACGCGGATTTACTGCTTACGAAAACTTAACCGAAACTAGTCAGTCGTTTTGGGAGCAGTGGCTGGAAGCCACGCAAGGGGCTTTAGTTAACTTTGACCAGTTAGCAGCATTCACAGTAGAGAGCTTTTCTAATCGAATGGGGAGCGCTATTGAGTCAGTTGTATTTGATAGTCAAAGTCTTGGTGATGCCTTTAAAGGCGTTATGCAAGGAATGGCTAGAGGGGTTGTGAACGCATTAGGGCAAATGGCAGCTCAGTGGCTGGCCTACAAGATTGTTCAAATGACCGTGGGTAAAAGTACAGCCGTAGCTGGCGCGTCAGGGATAGCAGCTAACGCGCAGGCAGCATCGCTAATGGCAGGTTTAAATGCTTTCCAGAGTACGGCAGCAATTCCGATAGTTGGGCCCGGTATGGCGCCAGGAGCAATGAGCGCAGCTCTATCGGTAACACAACCTATGGCTTACGCGATACAAGGGCTTGCAGCTGCCTCAGCAGTAGCATCGTATGACGGCGGTGGTTACACAGGCTCAGGGGCGCGTATAGGCGGTATGGACGGTAAGGGCGGTAAGTTAGCCATGCTTCACCCGCGGGAAAAGGTTATCGATTTAACAAGAGACCAAGGCGCTTCAGCTGCTCCACAGATTTCTTATGTAGTGAATGGAGCCAACTTGACAGATGATCAGATAGTCAAAGCAATAGAGCGCAGTCCGAAAAAGATAGTAAGAGCATTAAGGCGGCATCAAAACAGGCCAGCTTAAGGCAGTAAGGACCTAAAAAATTGGGTCCTTCTGAGTTTATGGCTTACGGGTTCGCAGCAGCGCAGAATTTGCCTTGTGCGAGCATTTTTAAATTCGATTTTTTTGTTTTCTTTTAAATTATGGCACAAGTAAATAGAGCAGAGCT